TTTACGAAACGCAAGTCTTTCGGGGTATTCGTCCAGTTCAAGGGAATATACCGTCTTTTCGTCCTCTTCCGTTACGAGGATAGTGCCGGTAGGATGCGTAAATAGCCTTTTGAGAAAGAAACCCACGATTACACCCATACAGAAAATAACAACGCATATTAGCGGCGCCATTCAACCTCCTAATCCAGCATCGTAACGGTAGGATATGTCTTTTCCCCTGTTTCGTCCTGTGTACGGATGTATTCAGTAACTCGAGCGGTCCCGACAATTCCACTATATCCCTGTATTTCGATAAGATCTCCTAAATTGTAATCTCGTCCGTACTGAAATTGAGCAGTAGGAACGATCTCTCCATCTACAAGCTTTTGGTAAGGACTAGATGCCAAACCACTCTGAGCTGCGATTTTTAGAGCTGCAGCAAGTTTCGTGGCGTCAGTTCCAATATCACCCGATTGAATTTCTTGCGCCATCACCACCATAGCGCGCAAATCAAAACCAACGTATTGATCACCAGTCAAATGAGCTTCTCCTGGTGGCTGACTGTTCAACGTGCCCATATCGCTTCCTGTAAACGCCCATACCTTGGTCTTGAGTGCTGCGATAGAACGAACTTCGTTGATGTTGGTCAAGGAATCCATTTGCGGAGAGAATCGAACTGGCGGCACCTCGGTTTGTCCTGTTGTTCGATCGACGCCTTTATAACTACGAAAGCCGAGAACGGGGTTATCTCCTAGTAGAAGCTGCATTCCAATGTTATAATCGGAAGCGATCTGCTGGATACAGTCATAAACAGGTCCATATTCAACGACAAATGTAATGGCGTCTCCCGAGTTATCCACGTCGAGAAGATCTAATTCCTGGATTGCCAATTGCTCCGGATGCGAGATACCCATAGTCGTCGCGCCCGGCTGCAAATGTACGCTATCTCTATGACACGAATTTCGAATGATCTGCCATACCACTTGGCCCGGCGTCATAGGTGGATTAAACTGAAATGTTCGTGCATCTTGAGTCGACGAATATCGAACGAATCGATTGTTCAACCACACTAGAAGAGAATTCCCAATAGCTTTAAGTTTACCTTCTTCTATGCTTAGTGACTCGATAATCATGACTTCGTCCGAACCATCGGAACCGACAAATATACCTTCGGGAAGTAATTGAACCATCTCGGTTGTTGCTGGAACTACGAGCTCGATATCACTATCTCCCAAATATCGTTCAGTCCAGATAGCTGAGTGAAAAACATCGATGAAGCCGATCCTATTGAAATTTCGGTCCAGAGTGTAGAGATTCACTATAGACCTCCGAACTTCTCGTAATATCTAATTTCGAAGTCCTGTGTTCCCCCGTCCGAACTGACGATAACTCGGTTGGGACCTGGCTGCAAGACCGGCCATTTGGATCCTTCAGCTACGAGGGTCTTGGATAGAAGATTGATAATGGCGCCCGTAGTCAAGTCGACGTTCTGAATATACTTACTCAGAGGAACGGAGCTCATCTCGAAATATAGGTTCGTCGACACACCAGCAACCACTTGAAGATCTGAGATGATCGGGTCTCCTACTTGAATACCGATTTTTGTAGGAAGTGCTCCGGTATTCTGACTGACCTGAACGTAAATACCCGTTTCGACACTTCCGTCGTAAACGATTATAGGTGCTAATTCGTCTGGATCTCCTGGACGTACCACCGTACCGGAAACAGACTTAGGATCAAGTGCCGTGAAATATGGATCCGGGCAAATGACTGAAACAAGAAGCTCTGGATCAGAGCTGAACATATTACTTTCTACAGATTCAACTATCCCCGAAATTTCCACCGGAGGAATATCGTCACTTTCGAATATCAAACGAGTCAGCTGCTTTGGCATGAAATATTGGTAGATAAGTCGGCGTAGTGCTTCGTATGTCCAATTGGCCCAATCGGGATTTGGACGAAGTGTAAAGACGATGTTTCTGCTGATAACATCGCTTCCCACGTACGCCGACCCATCTACAGATCCGAAAGGTGATACGTTGACAGACGCCTTTACCGGATCTAGTCCAGTTATCTCTCGAACCTGAATCAAGTCACTTTCTGCACTGCCGTTCTCGTCTAGAAGTAGCGTAGGAGCGCCTTCCCAAGAACTATACGCCTTAACTTCGGTTAGCATCTGACCTCCTTACGCGATGGCGAGTACGGACTTGACCTGAGAGAGTTGGTTCTTCGTCTGTCTGTAGATCTCGACCGCAGTCAATGCTTTGGGCGAGAAGTTGTTCTGCTCGAACTTCACTATCGATCCTTCGGCTACGGCAGCAACTTGATCGGCATCTGCCCGAGCCCTTTCCGAGGATATAGCGGCGGCATGTCCGAACGAGGCAACAGCATTGACGTTGGTCAGAGCGGCCAGCTCCGCGCTCTTACTCTGAACCTGAGTCAGATCAAGAATTGGAGTGATGACCGGATTCACGTCGAGCTCTTCGTTCACAACGCTCGAAACGTTACGCATGTTCTTCCGCATTGCATTCAACGCGTCCTGGGCGACATCGTCGACAGCATTTGTCATCGCGGATGAATCTGAGAAGCCTTGAGCCATGCCTTCCATCGATTGGACACCGATCTCCGCAAAGATCTCAGAAGGTGACTTGATCTTCAACTTCTTCTTGATTCGATCAACCATCGCGTCAGCAATACCTTCCATCTCCGTCAAGATGTCGTTCTTATGATCCTGCAATCCCTTGACGAATCCCTTGGCTGTTGCCGCACCGACGTCGTAGAGCTCCTTCGCAGCATTGTCTGCCAGATCACCGGCGGCTGTATCGAGCTGACCGTCGAGAGTGTTGATCTGATCGACCATAGGTTTGCCGCCAGCAAGAATCTGCTTGGCGAAGTTTATGGCCGAAGGTCCCTGATCAAGAAGCATCTGATAGGTCTTGTCGTCCAGCCCCAATGCTTTGAGTTGCTCGAGAACCGTCTTGTACGCAGAAACTGCACCGACTTGATCGGTAAGCTGCTTAATATACGCTGACAGAGGATCCGCAATCGCGGCACCCTGTTCGTCTACTGACGGAATCTCAGGAAGATCGTCGTACTGATCGATGTATTGCTGGAACAGATTCGTAGCTGTTTCCAAGTCGGACGACGTCTTCTCGTATTCCTTGGACAGCTCGATCAAGCGACTCTTGTGCTTACCAATCTCAATGGTAAGTTCTTGGTGGAATCGCTTGGATTTTTGAATAATTTTGTTGTTCTCTTCGATAACCTTGTTCAACTTCTTGTTCTCGGCAATTTGATCGGCAGTTAGCTTCTTGCCTTTTTCAGCTACGTTTAGATCCTGTTTTGCCTTAGTGATCTTCTGCTTGGCGTCAGCAATCTGCTGATCAACCATTGACTGCACGTCTTTGAGTGCCTGTCGAACTTCTGTCTCAGCCCCGTTTTTCACACCAAGAGCAAGTCCGGCGGCAACTTCACGACCAAGCCGTGACATGACCTTGGACGCAGACGCGATTTCGAACGTACTCGTAACCGTATTGATAATATCGTCGCTCATTTTCTGCATAGCTACGATAGCGCCCTTATTCTCGGATATGCCGTTCGCAAATCCCAGAACAACGTACTCGCCGAACTTGTAGAACACTTTACTGGGCGATGTGATTCCCAGCTTTCCCGCGAATTTCTTCAGCGGACCTGGAATCAAGCTGAGAAGAGCATCTTTAATGTTTCCAACGTTGGCGCGAATACCTTTTGCCATTCCGGTAACAATTGCGATGGCGATTCGTCCACCAGCAGCAATCATCTGCGGCTCGTACTTGTCGATGGCGTCCGCAATTCCGTTCAGGAACGTGACGATTGCTCGAGCTCCTCGGTCAACTAGCTTGAGAAGACCCCGAACGAGTGCGTTGATGAACTGAGTAGCTGCTGCTACACCAGCACTGATGATCTTCGCACTTGCACTACCAAGTCCTCGAACGAAGTTGGCAATAGCGGTTGCGCCAGCAGTTATCAGCTTTCCGTAGTTGTTTCCGATTCCTCGTACGATGCTGAGGATGACGTTTGCACCCGCAGAGACAAGTCGGGTGATGTTTTTGGCAATTCCCTGAAGGATCTTGACTACCAGATCAACTCCGGCTTTCAGGATTGTGCCGTAGTATGCCGCGATTCCTTTGACAAAGCTAATTACGAGGTTTCCACCGGCTTTTCCGATGCGTGGCATTTGCTTGGACAAGGAGTTCAAGAACCCTACGATGATGTCCGCAACCACGGTAACGATTTGTGGAAGGTTCTTCTTGATGCCGTCGAGCAAGGCGATCAGGAGATCGAAACCTGCCTGGATAATCGGTCCCTGCTGCGAGTGAAGGATGTTCAGTAACGTTGTGATAATCGCGATGACTGCGGGCTCTACCTTGGGCATGATCTTGACGATTCCGTCCAACATCGCCGTAATGATCTTGACCAGAGAGTCGACAAATGCCGGAGCTGTATCGGCAAATGCCTGTACAACCTCCAGCAATCCGAGAACCAACAACTTGGCATTCTCGGTAATGCCCTTTACAAAGCTAACCCATGCGGTCATCAGGACACCAGCTGCAGTAGCACCCGATACGGCTATGGCGCTAAGCCCGGCTCCGACTAGGAATATCCCGGCGCCTACGAGAGCGACGCCGACGCCGATCAAGGCTATGGCAGCGCCAAATCCAAGCAAAGACGGGATAGCGGGCGTAATCAGGGCAGCAGCGATACCGATAATCGTAAGTGCACCGGCAAGTGCTACCATGCCCTTGATGATCGAGGTCCAAGACTGCCCTCCCAGAGCTAGTAGAGCTGGAGTAAGAAGCGCAATCCCTGCTGCGGCAACCGCCAGAGCAAGTGCTCCCGGAAGCGACTCCTCCATGAGAATCAAAGCCAAAGCCAAGATTCCAAGAGCCGCACCAAGACTGATCAATCCCTTGGCGATCTCCTTAACGGACATTCCGCCCATTTGCTGAACCGCTCTTACAATTCCTTGAAGAGCAACTGCCACGATGAGTAGTCCTGCTGCCTGAAGCGCCATGTTTCCGGGCATCAGCCGCATTCCTACGCCAATGGCGATCAGAGCAGCTACGATACTGCCCATACCTTTGGCGATCGTGCCCATGTCCATACCGCCGAACTTACTGACGGCCTCTCCGAGAACTCGAAGTGCAATGGCGATACCGATTAGAGCCGCAGCTTGCAGGATCATTCCCTTGGGCATTGCCTGCATGGAGAACGCGATCGCCTCGAGTCCTACGGATACACCGATAAGACCCTTAGCGAGAG